TGTTTGTTCCATGATATATGTATTAAATTCAGAAGCATTAACCAAATCTCCTGTTGACCAAACTTTAAATCCTGCACCTGCCATTATATCTCCTTATGTATATGCAAACCTTGTACCTACGCCCAACTTCGCCTGTCCAAGCACCCATCCTGAAGATGAAGCTGGACTTAGGGTTATATTCCAAGCCCAAGTCTGCGTACTAGCATTAACATTATGCTGTATGGATTCTATCCATAGTTCATCAGTATAGCTAGAAGTATCTGGATTTACTATTTTTACAGAGATTCTATCTCCAAACTCTAGCCCCAATGCTTTTTCCCAAATGTTGACGTCTTGTCGAGGATTAACTTTTAAAGAATCAATACGGACAATAGGTAAGGAAGTTTCTGCAATCTTTTGGTCAATCAAAGACAACACATCAGAATCACTAACATTAATAGTTTGTTTAACGGAAGCTATTGGTCTATACCTAGCAACAGAGTTAGCATCAGATACAAATTGTGTGCTTCCATTTTTACGTGTCCATTGATAAACGTTGCGAACTTCATGTGTGTCAAAAGTATTTACAACATCAACATAAGGCAGGTTAGAGCCATCATTACTAAATGTTGCTTGTACGTTGACTGCTTTAGTGTTAGACAGACGATAGTTTCTATTTCTAAAAACAGCTTTACCATCTTTGCCAATAAAGAATTGTGCGTTCTCTGATATTTCACATTCTCGAATTGCAGATAGAATATCAGTAGTTCCTGTCTGTGATTGCACCTGTAATGTTCCTGTGTCAAGAGTTCTTTGAGTTGATGGAAATTGTATAACATCAAGTAACCTAGATACTCTAGCACTAGATAGTTCTTGTGCATCTTCATATCCTAGAACTGCAGATATACCAATCTCAGAAAAGCCACCACGTCCAAGTCTCCACCCAGCTGATGAAATATTTTGTTGATTAAAAATTTTAAAAGCATCTACACAATTAAACTCAACTACTGAATCAGCACCAAGTGCTGGAAAAGATACAGGTATGACATCTAAGAATCCAAAGAATATAGGATATGCTGTACCATCATACGTTGCAGAAATTTTTACTGGCTTAAGTGGTTGTATTTTTGAAATAGAATTAGCACTATCAAAGTAAGGACTTGATGAATTGTTTGGGTTAAACCTGTTATCAGCGTTTGATAGAAGTAAAGATGCAGTTCCACCTACGAACTGTCCAAGCTCATTAGCTCTACCACGTTTAGTGCTAAATTGCCTGACGTAAGTGCTTATATCTGTATAACTTAAAGATTCATCAAATGGGTTATTATCAAATGCAACTTGTACTGTTAAATTAACATTGGAATCAAATGCAACAGACATTAGATAACAGTTATCCCTCTTTGCTGTGCTTGTACCAATGCTCTTGAAACTGCTTCTTCAACATCAGCTTCACTTCCTAGTAATGAGCCAGTATTGACAGTTACGTTAGTAGTAAAGGATTCTCCAATACGATTAAGTAAATTTTGATTTTGCGATGGCGGTAAACCTGCACCACCACTAGCTGGAAACTTCATTCCTCCACCACTACCTCCACTACTATCAGTAGAGCTAGAAGTAGTTGTAGACACACTAGCTGGAGATGGAGATAGACCTATACGACTGGACTTAACAAAAAGTTCGTCATACTTAGACATTAATTTATCAATCTCAATACCTGTAATAGATGCCATTTTCTTAAGTGCATCCTCATAACCTTTAGTACCTTTACCAAAACCTGCCAACGCATTAGTAAGATTCTCTTGTGCGATTGCCTGTTCTAAAGTATTTTTAAATGATTGTTCAGTAACTTTATTTAAAGACTTTTGTGCCTCAGTAACATCTTGAAGTGCTTTAATTTTAAGTTCTTCTGCTCTAACTAAATCTTTTTCTGCAAGTTCAACATTTCTAACAGCAACTTCTTCTTCACGAGAAAGTGCAGTAGATTCTGTAATCAGTTCAGCTAGTCTTTCTTTAGCAACTTGTAATTCAAGTTTCTGAATAGTAGATTTTTCTTCTTGTGCCTCAAGTTCTTCAATAGCTCTTTTTTGTCTTTCTATTGCTAGTTGTTCTTCAGCAGTAACCTTTGCACCTAAACCCTGTACAGTAGCAAGATGTTGTTTAGCATTATCTAAATTTTCAGTAGCTTTTTGCACTTCTTTTTCAGCTTCAAATTGTTTTTTAAGTGCTTTATTTCTGTTAGATTCTGCTTTAGCAACCCTGTCTTGTTGAGCTTCCAACTGGTCAAGAGCATCAACAACAGACTGCAAACCACCAAGCAATCCCTGTTCATACGCTTCAGCAGTCTTAAGAGCCTCTTTTGCATTGTCATCTAAGGCAATACCATTAGAATCAAGTAGGTGTGTAAGTTCATCAACAGTAAAATTAGTTCCGTCGAGGACGTCTGCTAGTTCTAACTGTATTTCAACAAATTCTTCTGTTTCTTTAGCAGTATTAACAGTTTCACGTCTAGTAATATTGTAAAGTCTATTAGTACGCTCTTGTAATTTTTGTTGTTCGACATATTTGTCATTACTACGCCCTATCGCTTTACCAATCAAACCAACAGCTAGAATAGTACCACCGATAATTGGATTAAGAGCTATCAACCCACCTAACATAGCAGTCGCACCTAACTTAAATTTTTTCATGTCTTTTTCGTTAGCTTGTAAACTATCTTTAAACTTTTGTATTCTTTCAACAGATATTTGTGCTTGTTTGTTCAACTCCATCAAAGTTGGAACTAATTGCTCCCCAGTAGTAAGAGCTAGGTTATTAAGTTTATTTGTTAATAAAATGGTTTGCTGTTTAAGAGATTCCATTTGTTTGTTTGCAACTTTTTCAACAGTTCCACCAGCATTACGTAAGCTCTGGTCATACGCCTTAATCTCATCTTCCGAGCCTGCAAGAATTTTAACTGCGTCAGCTACACCACGATTAAGACCGAGCTGGTCAAGTAGTCCTGCTTTTTGAGTGTCGCTTAATCCATCCATCCCTGCTGTTAAATTTCTAACAACTTCTGATAAGTGAAGTAAGTTACCCTCAGCGTCTGTTACAACAATTCCACTAGCTACCCATTCAGCATTATTCTTTCTTACAGCACGAGATACATCTCTTAAAATTTGGTTAAGTTTTTCTCCAGCTTCAGCACCTTTAACACCTCTGTCGGCAAATGCAGAGAGAACGGCAACACCCTCCTCAATATCTTTGTTAGTAACTTTAAGGGCTGAACCTGCCTTGTTAGTAAGGGCTTCAGAAAATTGTTGAACTGTTGCGTTAGCTAATGTGTTTGCCTTTACGAGTACGTCAGTAACTCTTGTTAAGTTACCTAAGTTTTTAGTTGCATCATCAACTGTTAAACCCAAAGCAGATTGTGCGTCAGTTGCTAGGTCAGTAGCAGTAGCCATATCAAACATACCAGCTTGAGCAAACTTAGCTACCTGTGGCAATGCAGAAATAGACTGTTCAGCGTTAAGACCAGCAGATGCTAAAAAGAAATATGCTTCAGCAGACTCAGTAGCAGATATTGCAGTTATAGTTGCTACTTCTCTGGCTGTCCTAGCCATCTCATTCTGTTGAGCTGTGGTAGTTTCCATGATGGCAAGAGATTGCGTCATCTTATCTTCGAATGTTGTGAAAGCAGACACAGAAGCTGTCAAACCTTTAGCAACTCCGAGCAAAGCACCTACAACAGCAATACCACCGACCTTAGCAAATGTTGCTAATTTACCACCAGCTAGTTGAGAGGACTTACCTAACGAAGCCATTTGTGCTTGAGCAAGTTTTGCACCCTGCGTAGCAATCCTAATTATTAAGTCTGCACCTGTTCCCAAGTTTTATCTCCTCTTTTTCGCCTCAGCTTCAGCAATCGCCTGTGCTTTATTTCTTTCTTCTTGTTCCCACAAATAAAAAGTAACCCATTGTGTAAACTCGTATGAGGACATTGTAGCGTTAAGTTCGCCTACTGTCATAGATAAATCACGAGCTAGTCTAAAGGTAAAAGAGAGTTCTGGGTTAGTCTTGAAATTCTTCAGCTATATCTTGCTGAGAATCACCCCCAACGCCATTCATCTCAGCTATTGATAAAAATAGATTGTCAATAACGGTAGCGTCTTTTTCATAAAGCAGTTCTATTGCTTTATCGTCAAGTTGTGGCTCAATAACACTTGCTTTTAATAGTGCTTTTTGATAATCAAATGCGTCTTTATCATCAGCAGTAGATATACGAGCCAGTTCAACCTGCATTTTTTTCGTTAAACCT